GTAGGTGGTCACGTCCCCGGTCGGGGTCACCACGACGTTCCAGCCGTTGGCGCCCGCACCGTAGCCCGGTGGCGCCTTGATCAGCACGCAGTTGCGGCTCGAGGCGACGGTGAAGCCGTGAGCCTCGTAGTTGTCCATCGCGGCCTCGGCCACCAGGTAGGCCGTACGGTTGCTGTCCGGCCCCCAGGCAACGGGTTCGGCGAGCAGCTCGACGAGGCCATCATCGGTGTCGACAGTGATGCTCGCAATGGTGCCCGCATAGGTCGGCGTGTCCCCCAGGATGAGAAAGGTCGACAGCGCCGTGATCTCGCCGGCGCTCCCCGCGTCGTTGCCGCCGATCATGCGGGGAACGAAGCCATAGGCGAGCAGCAGGTTCCCGGAGGCGGCCTGGTCCACGGTGGCATTGTTGTACTCCTTGCGGGACCCGTCAGGAGCGCGCAGGAACACCAGCTTCTGACTGGCGGTCGCAATGAAGCCGCTCGTGCCGGCGTTAATCGACTGGGCGATGAGGACGGCAGTGTTCTGGTCCGTGTCGGCCCAGGCAACGTCGTGGTCCAGCAACTCCACGGTCTCGGCCACCAGGATGCTGGTCAAGGATCCACCTGCTTCGCCGGTCACGGAGAATGCGGTGTAGGCGTCGGTCTGGGGCGCCGGGAGGAAGTCTGGGGCGAGGCCCTGGACATGAAGAGAGTAAGGTCCGGTCGCCGAGGCCTCTCGAACGATCTCGATTCGGTCGCCGATCGCCGCCCGCGCGTCGTACAGGGTCCACTCGCGGTCTGCGGCCAGCGGATAGACGAGCCTGTGGCTTACGGAATGACCCTCGGCGTAGATGCCGACGTCCGCATCACCGTGCGCCTCGGACAGCGGCTGCCCGGGAAACTCGCGCGATCCCCAGGCCCCTCCTCCCTCGACACCCGTATGCAGCCATTCGACCTGTCCGACCTGGCTCACGCCGCTGTCGATCCATTTGCGGTCGCTGATCGTCGTCACGAAGGGCGCGACCTGGTTCCGGGCGGTCATGACCCTGACCTTGTCCACCCAATGACGATCGGCGTTGCGGAAGCCTACGGCGTGCACGTCGTTGCCATCCTGCTCGACCTCGACAAGCTCGACGCTACAGCGCTTGCAGAACTCGTCAAAGGTAACCGCTCCGTTGGCGATCGGATCGCTTAGCCGGTTCGGGTAGCGTACCCGCACGGTACCGATGCGGATGTCGGCGCAGGTCAGGAAGACGATGGCGTCGCGCAGCGCGTCGGTCGACTCCAGGTTCTCGAACCAGCAGCGCTTCAGGCCCTGGATGGTCATCGACGTGCCCTTGAAGTTTCTGAAGGTCACCCGGTTCTCGATGAACATCGCCTCGTCATTCGCGTCGAGCAGGTCTGGATCGATCGCGTAGGGAACGAAGCCCTGCACCGAGATAGGACTGTCGATCTCGAAGCCGTCGAAGGTGCAGTCGACCATGCCGATGAAGGTCTGCGAGACGTTGGCGTAGTTGGTGAACTTCAGGTTCCTGAAGGTGAACCCCGCCCAGATCGGCAGGGGTGTTCCATGGTTGAGCGGTATTCCGGGTCCATAGATGTCGAGAGCGGCACCGCCATTGCTGCCGACCACGTTCGATACAAGCACCTCGTTGCGCCACCACTTGTCGGGTGTCTTCGCATTGCACTCCAGCGGCAGGACGGCGATGTCCTGCGTGCATCCATTGCAGGTCACGTCCGTGATGGTCACCCGCCGGTTGGCGAGGAAGTTGATGTTCAGGTTCGGGTATCCCAGGGTGTAGTGGGTGCCGAACTCGATGCGCAGGCCTCTGAAACGGTCGATGCAAACCACGCCGTCGATCGTGGTGTCCCGGACGCCGAGAAGCACGACGGATCCAGCCGGCACAGGGTTGGGCTGCTGCCCCTCGAGGACGATGTTGGAAAAGGTCGAGCCTTCGCCATGGAAATCGTGCTCGATGTCGGCCTGGTCAGGGTCGCTCTCCTCGCTTCCCATCGAGAGGCCGTCATCGCCGACCCGGTAGCCGTAATAGCCGTCGATGTTCACGCGCCGGTGGCTCCGGCAGTAGATGCCGTCGGCCCACGTCTCCCGGACAGTGATATTGCGGCCGAAGACCCTGTCCACGCCGACCAGCGCCACGCCGACCGAAGGACTGTTAGAGGACGTTACGTTCTCGAGGATGACGTTCGCAATGGCTCCGTCGGCGATGAGGTCGGGACGCTCCCCGCCAATCTGGCCGCGATACCAGCCACCGGCACCTTCATCGCCGGTGCCGAGGTTGGCGCCCAGGAAATAGATCGGCGCGAAGACCTGGCGCGACACCGACAGGGCCGCGAACGTCGCGTGCACGCCGATGAGCGAGATGTTCTCAGCAGGTCCCTCGACGTAGATCCCGTGCGACACCGCCAGACCGCCGACCATATTGTCCATGACCAGCACCGCGCCGTCGCCCATGCGGATCGTGACATTGTCCTGCTGCGCGAAGTGCAAGCCGTGCACGCCCGCCGTCTTGACGTGATAGCGCCGGTGCGGCGGGAACCACAGCTCGCCGCCGCCCGCTGCCAGCAGGGCATCCTTCGCCTTCTGGATGGCCGGCCAGTCGTCGGCAATGCCACCACCTTCGGCGCCATAAACCGTCACATCGAAAACGCGATCGACCGATTCTTGCTGGTCACCCTGGGCCAGCGGACCGTGATCGATGTCCTTGATCCCTGATGCGAACGATACCGGGGTGCCGCCGGGCCCCGACGGGCCGTCGATGACGTCGACCAGCACCAGCGAGTCCTGCTCGGTGTCGTAACGGTAGGAGCCGGCCTGCCACTGCCCCGACCCGGCGTGCGTGACCATGACCTCGACGAGATCGCCATCGACGAAGGCGTCGGCGAAACGGCGATGGGGCGCCACGGTCCCGGTGAGCGCCAGCTCGCTGGAGCCAATCGACGTCGACGTCTGCCGGACGAGGTTGGCCCGCTTGGGTCGCATCGGATCAGCCCCACAGCTTGAGTGTCGTCATCGGGCCTTCGGCGGCGTCGATGCCGCAGCAAAAGGTCTGCTTCGCCGCGCCGAAGCCGATCCGGTTGAGATCAACGACCGCGGCCCGGCGGCCGACGAGGTCGGCGAAGGGATCGATGGCAGCGGGGACATGATAGAGCGCACGCGGTACTGACCAGAGGCGCTGCTGGCGTTGTGCCTCGGCTCGGGCGTCGGCCTCGTCGCGATAGCCGGCATCGATCGAGACCACGACCGAAGTCGGATAGTTGTTCGCGGTCCACTGATCGGAAGCCACCGCGTACCGAGTCGCCTGGCCCCACCCCTGCATCTCGGTGGCGGTAAGCCCGAGAGCAAGCTGCGATGGCGACTGGACCGTGTAGTTGCGGTCGAAGCCGATGAAGGTCCCGCGGCGCGGCGGCAGGATGGCTTCGACGGTCGGCTCCCCGAGCCGGGCCTCACCGGATCCTTTGGCGGGATAGGACAGGACGAAGTCCGGTGAGCCGAAGCTTGGGTCCTCGACCTGGCCCAAGGCAAACCGACCATCGATGCGGACCGTCCACCAGCCCAGACAGCCCTGCATGATCTGGTTCAGCGCGGCCTCCTTGGTAACGGCCGCATCCCACCACCATCCGACTGGAGCGGGCTGCAGGCTCTCGAAGGCGGCCAGAGCGCCAAAATCGAACTGCGACGCCTCCGACAACCGGACGAAGCCGAGACGGGTCGCGATGCGTCGCGCAATCTGGCCTCGAGTGTGCGGAAATCCTTGCCCGGCAATGGCGTCGTCGTCCCCCTCGAAGTCGGCGGTGATGCCGAACACCGGAGTGGCACCGACTCGAATTAGTCCAAAGGCCTTGCAGGTCGCGAAGGTGCCGCCGGTGATGGTGGCCGCCCCCAATGCGTCGTAGGTAGGATAGTCGATGGTCGGAGTGAGCGGGACGCCGCCGTCACGAACAGCGGTGATCGCACGGGCAGAGGTATAGGTGGTCTGGTAGATGAGCGGCGCGGCCGCGATCAACGGCGGCGAGATGTTCCGGCAATAGCCCGCTCCATAGGGCTTCGGCTTGCCCTTCCAGGTCGCGTCGCCCTCGAGGCCGCCGGTCCCGGCATACACCTGGCCATGCAGATCTGCGGTGGACATCGACCAGGCGAGATCCCGGAGATTGAGTTCCTTCTCGCGCATCGTGGCCAGCAGCTGCGAGGAGGTCAGAACGGCAACGGTCTGCCACTCCTTGAAGCGATCCTGCTCCCTGCCGCGCTTCAAGGAGATGGCCGCTCCATCCCAGCCCAGCTGGAGGAGGTCGTCGAGTTCGCCGCCGGGATCGGCAATCCGGAGCGCACCGGCGCCAGCCTTTCCGGCGGTCAGCGGATCGCCCAGGTCGAAAAGGTCGACGGCGAAGTTGATGCGGCCGAACAGGGCGCCGGGAATCGCCAAGTTGGCGGGTTCGTCCTCGGGCTCCGAGGACCGCGCCAACGTCGAGGCAGGGTAGATCTTCGAGCTGTCGCCCTTGATGGTGAAGCGCACCATGCTGCCGTCGCCTGCGTCGCCTAACGGCAGGGGTGGCGCCGGCGTCTGGACGACGAGGTTGGGATCGAATGGGCTGGCGACGAGGAGGTAGTGCTGCCCTTCGTGGGCGCCGAGATTGAGAGGATCGGCGCCGCGAAAGAGAACATAGGCGCCGAACGCACCGATATCGTGGACAGAGCCGAACGGCAGCGGCGGCGCGCCGTAGCCGAGAACAACCTCACCCATCAGCGGGCTCCCGAGGATGCAAGACGTCGGGCTTGGGCCGTGAAAGCGGTCTGCGCATCGGTGAGCGTGTCGACCTTCCTGGTGAGATCGAGCAGCATGGCGCTCAGCCGCGCGATCGTTGCGTTTGTCGCCTGATCGGCGGTGCTGACCGGCTGGGCGGCGCCGGTGGTCGATGTAGTTGGGGCCAATCGCGCCTTCTCGTCGAGAAGGTCCGCCATAATCTGCCGGCGAACTGCTTCGTAGTCGGGCCCACTTCCCGAATAGAGCTGCTGTGCCCTGGCATAGTCAGCAGCCAGGGGCGACAGGTCGGTGATGGCCGTAACGTCGCCCGTCTGCGCCTTGGCCAGCCCGGCTTCATAGGCCGCCTTGGCGCCGCTCAGCTGCAGGGCGGGCGAAGCATTGGCCAGATCGCCGTAGGTCAGCCGGTCGATCATCGTCTGCAGGCTGGAGATGCTGCCGGAATAGAAGTCGTCGCGGAGCTTGGCCTCCTTATCGGTGTAGTACGTCGCTATTCTTTCCATATCGACGTAGATGTCTTTGTAGTTGTCGCGGATGTACTTCGCAGACTCCAAAGCCTGCTCACGCTCATCCCCGAGGGCACGAAGGCTGACCGCGAGCGGGTCGACCATCGCGTCGATGAAGTCCTGCGCAGACCGCCTGCTCTGCCTCTTCAGTTCGTCGTTGATCGGGTCGAGCGAAAGCCCGGCCTGTGTCGCGTAGTCCTTCAGGCTGTCGAACGATGCGCTGATCTTCTCGATCGCATCCTTCGCCGGGTTGATCGTCTTGCCGAGCTTGTCGTACGCGGTGCCCATCGCGATGACGTTGTCGAGGTCCTTGGCTGTCGCCGGGTTGATCTTGTCGAGCCCTGCCTTCAGGCCCTCGCCCGCGCCACTCACTCCGCCGCGCAACACGTTCGCCCTGAACGTCTGGGCCAGCAGGTATTCGCTGGCCTGGGCGTCGTTCCTCGACGAATCGTTGTAGGTCAGCGCCTCGTAGCCGCCGCCCGGCAGGATGAGGCCGGTCTGCGTGTAGGCGCGATCCTGCCACTGGGTGCCGTTCAGGACGTGATCGGTGCCCGAGGCGATGTTGCCCCCGACCAAGGCGGACGGCACCACCGTGAGGCCCGCGCTCCGGAACGCCTTGGTCAGGTCGGTCGCGATCGTCTCGGCATTCGACTGCATCGGCGAGCCCGAGCCCAGCGAATCGCCGGTGTAGGAATATCCCCCTGCCCCAGTCGGACGGAACTGTCCGGCGCCGTAGACAAGTGCGGGCTGCGGCGGGATCTTTGGGCCGCTGTCGCCAAAGAGGCCGCCGAGCAGGCTTGCGCCCAGCGAGATCAGCGGCCCCGCGATCTGCGCACCAGGGATTGGCAACATGGTGACGATGCCGCCGATGGTCTGGCCGATGCCGCTGACCATGCTCGACGTGCTGCCGCCGCCCCTCGCGAGATTGAAAATGCCAGAGCCGATGCTTGCGAGACCGCCGATGCCCTGGCCGATGGTCGGACCCGCTCCCGAGAAGATGCCTCCACCAACGCTCAGCCCGCTGAAATAGCTCTGCGCCTCAGCACCCGTCATTCCGGGCATGACGCCGTCAAACGCGGCGGCGCTTGGCCCGCCATATAGAGGTGTCGACAGGAAGTTGCCGACCGCCGAGAACTGCCGCGCCAGCCAGCCGCCGCCCGACGCCGTGCCGGTGTTGAAGATCGAACTGAGACCACCGCCGGTCCCGCCACTGAACACTCCAGTGCCCGCGATGCTGCTGCCGCTCGACGTGCTGCCGGTCATTGCTTCGCCCGGCCCACCTGTCGTGGAAGGCACGACACCGGCCGGGATGAATCCCGCCGCCTCGCCCAGCTGAAAGATCGGGGTGATGAGAGGCCGGATGATGGCCGCGGCCGCGATCTCGGCGAAGGCTCGCAGGAAGATCTTCTTCATCGCATCGGCGGCCGACTGCGCGTTGAAGCCCGCGCCGTTGAAGATGTCGTAGAACGTATCGGCGGCGGAACTCTGGATGTTGTCGTAAGCCGTTTGCCAGGTCCGCTTCGTTGCATCCGCGGCGTTTTTGGCATGCTGGACCTGCTCGTCGAGCCGCGCCTTCGTGCCGGCGGCCGTGATCTGGTCCTGGTTCGCCAGCACCGAGAGGTCGGCACCCTTGCCCAAGAGCTCATTCTTCTTCGCCAGCATGGCAAGCTGCGCTGCCATGTCGGGAGCACCGGTCCGCATGATGTCGAGCTGCTGCTGCGCGAGATCGACCTGGCGCTGCATGTCGGCCAGGCCCTCTTTGGCCTCCCGATTGGCCTTGGACGCAGCCTCGGTCGTCAACGCCAGGGCAATCGGCGCCTGGGCGTTTGGTCCTGCGGCGAGCTGCGCCTGCTTGATATCGTAGTCGAGCTGGATGCGCTTCTGCTCGGCGACGTTCCCGGCGGCCGCGGCGAGCTGGTCGGTCAACTTGATCTGTTGATCGAGATTCACCAGCATCGCGGCGTCGGTGAGGTACTGGCGGGCGTCGAAGACCTGCATCTGCAGGCCGCCGGTGCCGTTTTCGTCATGCGCCGCCCTGGCTTCGGCCTCGGCGCGCTTCATCGCGTAGGCACCCCTGGTGACGTTGTCCATTGCGGCCGCGATGCCGTCGAGGTCGGCGATCAGCGGCTTCGACGCATCGATGCTCGCCTGTGCGCGGGCCTGTTCACGGATCAGGCCGAGCGTCTCGGTGAGCACGTCGAGCTTGACCTGCAATTCCGGCGTGATCGTGCCGAGCTGCTCGAACGAAATGCCGAGCACCTGCATGGCAACAGCCGCATCATCTGCCGCCTTCTTGCCATTCCGCATCGCTGCGGTGATCGCCGTCTGGGTCGCGAGCTCGAGAGACTGCTTGGCAATCATGTCGTCGAGCATCTGGAGCTGTTGGGCACTGACGACAGTCTGTGCTTCGTCGATGGAAATGCCGGAGCCTGGCGGAGCGAGCTGAGCTACCTTAGCGCTGTAGGCGCGCTGGCCCGGCGTCATGCCGAGCTCGTCCTGCTCTTGCCGGGCCTGAACGGCCCTGACGGCTTGCAGGTAGGAGCTGCCGGCGGCGTCCGACTGCTCCCGCAGTGCCTGCAAGGACTTCGTCAGCCGGTCGGCCTCCTGTGCCGCCCTGGACGCATCCAGGCCGGTCAATCCGCTTTGCAGCGCCTCAAGGCCTTTAATCACCGTATCTGTCTGCTGCTGCAGCGCGCGCATGTCAGTCGTCAGCGGACTAAGCTTTTCGGCAATCTTCGACGCAGCAAGCACTGCCTCATCCGCGGCGCCTTTCGCAGCACGCTGGACATCCAGAAACTGCGTCTGCAGTCGGCGGGGGTCGTTCAGCACCGAGGCATCGATCTGGCCGGCCTCCCCGAAGGTGACCATTTCCTCGAGGGACAGCGTCGAGCCGTTGTTGCCGATTACCCGGGGTGTCGCCGGCGTCGGCCGACTGGAATTCGCCGCCGTCGCGCGGCGTGCCGCATCCGCCTTGGAGGCGACAAGCTCGATGCCTGTCACGGACTTGTAGATCGAGACCGCCAGATCCTCAGCGCCACGCAGCGCGGCACTGAAGAAGCCACCGACCGTGATGCCGGCCTCCTTGAATTTCGCGTCGACCTTCTGCTGCTGCGACAACAGGGCGTCGAATACCTGCCGGTTCGTGATCTGGCCGGCGTCGGCCATCAAGCGCAGCTGCGTGACGCTGAGGCCTAGACCGTCCGCGATGCGACGGCCGAGACCCGGCATGCTCTCCAGGATGGCGTCGAGATTGGAGGCCGATACAACACTGTCCTTCAGCGCGCGCGCCAGGGCGGCCGAACCGGAAGACTGCTCCTCTGGTGTCGATCCGCTGATCTTGCCGATCTGGCCGACAATGGAGGTCAGCGACGTGACCTCTCCGCCGGTGGCGCCGACAAAGATGCCGGCGCGCGAGAACCGCTCGTACGTCGCCGTCACCTGGGCGATCGTCTCGTTCGCCGCCGTCGCCTGCTTGGCGATGTCGGCATAGGCCTGCGCAGAAAGGCGCTGATCGCCGAGCATATTGCCGAGTCGCCGCTTCTGCGTCTCCAACGTGTCGTTCAACTCCTTCAGAGCGCTGATGCCGAGTGCCGCGGCACCCACCCCGAGCGCTGCACCACCCCCGATCAGAAGTGGTTTCGGAATGGCTGCCAGCGTGTTGCCGATGCCGCCGAACACTTGCGTGATCTGCGGCCCCTGCTGGGCTGCGATCATGAGCGGGTTCATGCCACCGGCGACCGAGGTGAAGATGTCGTTGAGCTGGTAGCCCAGGATGAGCTTCTGCTGCGCGCTCAACGGCGTTCGGCCTGACGCGGTGGGCAGCGGCGTTGCGGGCACGGGCGCGGGCACCGAGTCAAAGCTCGGCCCCGAGCCAAAATAGAAGGCCTTGATCTGGTCCGGCGTAATCGCATCGACAGCCGCCATCGTCGCCCGCGACTTCGCGCTCGCCGCGTTGATCATGTTCTGCTCGGCCAGCCTGCCGTAACCCGCCGCCTGCGACTGCGCAGTGGCGAAGGCAGTCGCAGCGACCGTGGCGCTGCCGTAAACACGGGCGAGAGCGTCGGTCGATCGCGCGACGCTATCCATGAGCGTTCGGGTCTCGATGAGCGAGGCCTGTGCGGCCTTCTGTTCGGCGAGGCGAGCGAACCCTGCCGCCTGCGCCTGCGCCGAATTCGCGGCGAACGTCGCGGCTCTTGCCAGCTCGAGGACGCCTCCAGCCGTTGTCCGGTACGCCGTGTTGAGGTTGGTCGCCGACTGTGCCGCGGTGGCAAGGTCGATCGCCGTCTTCTGAACGGCACCCCCGGCCGCGTTGCTCGCCGCCTCGAGCGCGCCGAGCGCAGACCCGGCCGATGAAGCGCCCTGGTCAATCGCCGCGAGCGCCCTGGTCGCAGCCGTGCTGCCGTCGACCGCCTTGGTCGCGTTGATCTCGAGGTAAATAACCCGGCGTTCGATATCATCGGCCATCGGGACTACCTCTTGTTCTTGTCCGCGGCGGCGCGCACGTCCGCAGCGATACGTTCGTGCTCGATTGTCAGGTGGGTGCGATCGAAGCCGCGGATGATCCGGCAGAAGTCATCAAGGTCGTCGCCGCGGTACCGCAGTTGCCGTCCTTCCTCGCGGATCAGGTCGCGAGGAATAGGGTCAGGGAAGGAGACGCCTCCGCCCAGCCCGAGAGAGATCGAGGTCTTGGGGCGGTACGGCGAGAGTTCCTCGAACACCGCCCAGTATGGCGCCGCCTCGGCCGATAGATCGGGTTGTTCCAGGAGCTTGTCGGTTGCCCAGTCGTCTCCGCCCGGTTTCAGGGCGAGTCGCTGCCAGTTGACAGCGTCTGCCCCGTGCTTGGAGCGCCACTCGATGAGCCTTTTCCCTCGCCGACGACGACCTCGACCCTGGCGCCGCGGAAATTCTGGTTGTCGAAGGCCGTCCGCTGGATCGCGGGGATGACGTCGTCAGTTTCCATAAGGTAAGCGCGGCAAGACTCCTGGGAGAACGGCACAGCAGCATCGTCTTCGCCCTTCACGTCCCAGCGCAGCACGAACAGGCGAGTGAACCATTCGGCCTGATAAGTCTTCACGCGCTCGTCGGAGGCATTCGCGCGTTGCAGGCGGCGCAAGCCGTTGATGTAATCGTCTCCGAACTTCACCCAGCGCGAGTTGGCGTCGGTGGCGGCCAGGATCCAGAGAGTATCGCCGCCGGGAAAGCCGACCTCTGTGCCGGTTTCGCCCTCGATATCGCGGTTTCGCTTCAGCTTATCGGCATTCTTGAACTTGTAGCTCACGGGAATCCTCCTGACGGTGAGAGTGTTGGAGTGCAGGACCGCTAGCCTGAGACAGCAGCCTCGGTATCGCCGGTGCTGCCACCCTCAACCGGGCGAGCAAGCCCCTTGGCGGTCCAGTCCGCGGCCAGGTCGTCGGCGACTTCGACCGTCGTGTCGCGAGACAGGACTTCCTTGCGCTCAAGTTCGACGCTCTCTTGTGCGCCGCCAGGCTTCGTTACGGTCCGGAACGCGCCGGTCGGCACATAGCGATGAAACGACTGCAGGATGAGCAGCTTTTGCATGGTGCGGTCTTTCGGATGAGAGAGAACTCGGGCCGCGCGCCGGAAATCAGGGCACAAGGCCGACGTTGCGCGTCCACACGATCGCGGCGCTGTCGCTCGCCGCGTAGCGCGCGCCAAACTGGAGCGTGACCATGTTGTCGCCGCTGGTGCCTGGATCGGTGACGTCGGGGTTCCAGACATCGACGTTGTTGAGCTGGATCTGGTCCATGCGGTCTTCGACCGAACCGAGCAGGAGGTCGAGCGTGAGACCGGTCTGCCGGTTCACGAAGGTGCTGTAGTCGGTGAGCTGCGTGAAGTAGAGCTGCACCTGCCCAGTGACATCGAAGGCGCCCAAGCCAAGATCGAATGGGTTGGGCGAGCCGAAGGCATACTTCTCCCGCATCGCATTCGATACAGTCATGTCGAGACTCATGATCTTCGGCGTCGTGATGCCGAACAGATCGCTAACCGTGATGTCGTTCGACGACACAGGATCGTCGCCGGGTGTTGGCGCAGCATAAGTCGAGGAGCCAAGCGCCGCGGTCCCAGTCGATTCCATTAGCGCCTTGATGGCGAAGGTCAGCGTGCCGGGATCGCCGCCGCCCGCGAGGGGGATCGATAGCCTCAGGCTGTCGCAGAGGCAGCCTGCGAGGCGGCGATAGGGGTCGGTCGCACCACCCTCGTACTTTTCCTCGAGCGTGAAGGGCTTCTTGGCCGAGGCATTCTTCAGCACGTTGGTCGACCAGGCGCCGCAGAGCAGGGACTCAAGCAAGATGTCAGAGCCGGCATCACGGACGAGCGGCATGTTGATCGACTTCGGATAGGACGCCAGGCCGCTCACCATGTTGGCCGCCATTCGGTCGGGGCGTCGTTCCGGCGATCGCTGGGCGCCCCGCTGCGGGCTACCGGTTACCGAGGAATCCCGCAGCAACTTGAAGCCAGGCGACGCCGGCGTCGTGCCCTGAGTGACCTCCGCCACGACGGCAGTCTGCTTATTGGCGCTATCCATCGCGCATTGCTCCTCTTGCAGGCATGAAAAAGCCGCCCGGAGGCGGCTGATGTTGCACCGGCGGCAGTGCCGCTAGCCGATGTTGAAGCGCTCGTACTCGAGGCCGATGCTCTCGACCCACATGCCGGCTTCATCCTGGCCGCCGCCCATGGTGCCGGTACGCTTGATGCGAATCGCGCGGGCACCGATTGGAATACGGCGACCCCGGAAGGCGGCCCGGATCGTCTCGATGTAGGTCTCCGCCCGGTCGCGCTCCGTCTTGCCGGCGTTCTGGCGCACCACGGCGCGCAGCGTGATCTGGCCGATCTCCTGCCAATCGTTGAAGCCAGGCGCGCCGAACGTGTACTGGCTCTCGTCACCACCGGGGAATTCAAGCTCGAAATAGCCAGTGCCAGCGTCGGGCTTCACGCCGGTGTTGAGGGTATCCTTGTGCGGCCAGGTGATCGATGGGTTGGCCAGCAGAACGGCATCGAGCGCGCCGCGAATGGCATCGCGGAAGGTGTCACCCGCCATCGATGGCTGTCTCGTCTGGTTTGATGAACATCTGCAACGCCGGGTACACCTGGTCACGCTGCGCGCGGCCGCGCGGGTTACGCGCCACCCATTTGCCGTTGATCCGGACGCGCCCGCCGCCGACAGCTCCCCAGACCTTTACGCCAGAGTTCAGCTTCACGTACTTGAAGTCGACGAAGAGCGACTTCGAATAGCGCTGGACGACAAGCCGCTGCACGACGCGATAGATGCCGCTGGGCGCCTGCCGAGAACTGCCCTTGCGGCGGGCGCGCTGAGTCCGAGCGCTCGCGGTGGCACCCTCGAGCTTCCGAGCATAGATCCTCGGATTGACGATCTGGATACGGTCCCCTGGACCGATTGCAGAGAGAGCAACCCGAAGATTGCCGATGACCGTCTTGCCGTTGATCATGACCACGTGGTCGTCTCGATAGTGGCCGCCTGCTGCCGGGCCGACCGGGCTGAGTTCGATCAGCTTCCCCAAAGCCCACAACACCGCGTCCACCATGCTGGGTCGGCGAACAAATACGACCTTGCCGAAAGGTTTGACGTCCTGGGCAGCCTTACCGCGAACACCGTCGGTGACGATCACTGCGTTATCGTCGAGGCCGGCCCGTACGCGCTCTTCCGTGGCGATCTGCACCGTCGCCTGTTGCACCCATTTGCCGATGCCGGCGGCAAGACTGGCAAGGTCACCGCCGTCAATGCGAAGAGCGGCTGCCATCAGCCGGTTACCTCGAGCTCGTAGAGCGCCACGGTCTCGCCATCGCGGATCGGCCTGACGTCGAGAATGACGCGCACGCGTCCGTCGACCGTGAGGGTGTCTCCCGCTCCATTGCCGCCCGCGCTCGGTACTTTCGATGCCCAATCCGACGCTGCAAGTTCGGCAGTGCCGATCTTGACCCTGAAGCTCTGCTGGTCCGCGTTCCCAACCTGGTCGACGCCGCCACCGATGCGCCTGCCTTTGAGCGTGATCGAGGTCTCTCCGACGCGATTGAGCGTCATCGTCGCGCCCTTGAGCGCAATCATCGCAGAAGCATTTGCGGCGAGGCTCATGGCTACACCGTCCACGACGTATACGGCGCCAGCGCCGATTCGAGGGACTTGAGGAGCCCACTCTTGCCGATGCTATCGCCCCCGATCACGGTATACGTGGCCGAACCGAGGCCATCCGTGCTCTGCGAGCGAAGCGACTGGTCGCGATCGGTCTGCAGATACTGCATCTTGACCTGGTCGATGACCCGCATCTCCAGACCAGCCGGTACACCGGTCGGCAGATCCCAGCCCGCGGTGAACTCGACAACGGTATCGGCTCCCAACCACGCGCAGGCATCGCCTACGCGCTGGATCATCCCGCCATCAACGATGCGAAAACCTTCCATGTCGAGGCTCTCGCCAGCGACGACCACGCTCGAAACCGAAATGATCGGCGTTCTCCAGGGCAGCACCAGCAGATTCGTGCTGCAACCGCGGCCACGGCATGTCCACGTCGCGCGCAGCGACTCGCGACCGAACGTCGGATCGGTGCCGCCAGCTCGCGCGAGCCTCGCCTCTCGGGCGCAGTCCGCGCTGACGCCGTCGATGATGCTGGTGATCAGGGCATCATTCACGGAATCAGCAATGCGAAGTGCCGCCTTCACCTTCTCAACGATGGTCAGTCGGCGCGCCGCACCTGACGCGGCCGGCGTCACGACCTCGAATAGGGGCTGGTTCACCGGGTCGTCGACCTGCGACGGGGAGAATTGCGCCCCTCATCGGGCTCAAGCCCCGTCTCCTCGGCCCATTTCTCGCGAACCGCGATCTCGGCCAGCTCGCCTTCGATCAGGTCACCGGGTTCGAACCTGGTCGGATAGAGTTCGCCGTCCCTGGCGCCGTAGAAAGTGGTGATTGCCGTAGCATTCATCGCCCTGCTCCGATCAGGCTGGCGGATTCGGCGTCGGGGCGTTGCGCGGATGGCCGAGGATCCAGACACCCGCGATGAAGGCGTTGCCGGCGTTGGCCGCTGGCGTGATCGTCACGCGCGCATAGCGTTTGCTGGTGCGCAGGCCGATCTTGAACACCTTGTCATCGTCGCTGAACAGGAAGCTCGCCTGTGTTTCCAAGCCGAGCAGCTGATCGTCGGGAACGGCCGCGGCGTCCGACAGGTTGGCCGCATCGCCATGCTCCACCAGCGAGGTGAACGTCGCATCGGCGTCGGCCAGCGAGCCGGTCAGGATCGCGAACTCGGCGGCATCGTAGCCGGCAAGGTCGACGATCTGGGACACCAACGCCGTGTTATCCGTAACCGCGGCCGCCGGGCTGATGCCGCGCCTCAGGTGAATATTGTTGTGCAGGTCCTGCATGGTTGGTCCTTCAAGGGCAGAATGAAAAAGGCGCACCTCAATGAGCGCGCCTTCGACCGATCCGGTGCTAGCGACCGATCAGGTCGAGCACTTCAGCTTGCGAATGGCCTCGGCCAACGTCACGGCGCCGCCGACCCGCTTCCAGAACAGGAAGCGGACGTTGCCGCTGGTGGCTTGGGTGAGGTTGTCCCGCTGCAGCGACATGGCGAGGCGATCGACCAGCGTGTAGGCCCGGGCGAAGTCGCCGTAGGCGATCGGGTAGGTATTGGCGCCCTCGCTTGGCATGTCGGGGATCTCGACATACGGGCCGCCGTCGATCGCATTCGGCTTGCCGAGCGCGATGCCGGGCATCCAGATGTACTGCTTGTTGGCATCCTTGAGCTAGCGCACCGAGCCCAGCGTGGTGCGGTTCAGGGCCCAGGTGGCGTTGCGCGTGTAGGCCGTCTTGATCGCGTGCTTCAGGGTGAGAATGCCGTCGGCCTGGCCGTTGGCGTCCGCCACGCTCGCGGCCGATCCCGACACGGTCGAGCCGACGTCGGTGTTGGTCAGGAAACCCTCGCACTGATTGACGCCCGAGCCGGCCACGACCTCGGCGCCTTCCTTGACCGCGAACTGCTCGTCGGCCTCCAGCCGCAGCTCGGCCTCCAGGTCGAAGGCCGAATCCTCGAGGTTCTGGCGGCTGATATCGATCAGCGCGCACATCTCGGGGGCCACGATCTCGATCATGCCCCAGGTGAGACCGGTGGTTTCGGTGCGGGTCTCCTGTTCGCCGACGCGTCGGGCGGCAAACTGGCCGGTGCGCTTGGGCAGCATGATGGACTTGGCCCCGGTCGACCGGACCCGGACCAGGGAACGCACCGGCGACATCTCCGTGATGCCCTTGATGATCTCCTTCACGTATTCCGGAGGCGCCAGGTAGCCGCCGGTGGTGTCGTTCTGGATCGAGAGCGACTTGCACTCCGCCTCGACGTCGGCCAGCACCTTGCGGTGCTCGTCGGAGAGTGGCGTTCCGCCCATCGAGGACAGCACAGCCGCGCGCGCCCAGGTCGCGTGGGTGGCCTTGCGCTGCAGCTTGAGGTCTTCGCCGCCGACCAGGGGCCGCTTGAGCTTGAGTTCCAGCCTGTCGATGGTCTCGCGAAGCTCCTGCTCGCGCTCGACCGCGGCCTTGGCCTCCCGCTCGATGGCGACCAGCTTCTGGTTCACCTCTTCGGTCCGGGCGAGGTCCGCCTCGATTTTGCTGAGCTTGGCGAGCGTCAACGGATCGGCCGCCCCCTTCTTCTCGATCTCGGCCAGGCGCTGGTCGTTGGTCTTCTTGAACTCTTCGAAGCCCGTCATCAGCGGCTCGACGACCTTCTTGACCTCGGCGGCGAGACTGAGGCCGCCCTCGTCCTTGCGCTCGATGAGGCGTTGCTTGGCCATATGCATTGTCAGTCCTTCGGTTCAGGGGGAGAAAACGCTGGCGGCGCGGCTGCGCAGTGCCTCCAGCTCCTTCGCCGTCCCGCCCTCATCCCGAGGGGTCGGAGTGGCTTTGAAGCCACCGCTGGCAATTGCCTTGGCGGCGGCAATCGAGAACCCGCCTGCATCCCGCAGGAAGGTCTCGAAATCTCGGATCGTCTTGATGGTCTTCGACGCCTTGGCGTCCTCGATCCCGGCCCGGTCGTTCATGCCCCACAGCACGGGCCCCACTTCGTACAGGTCGAGCTTGCTGATCGAGCGATACGTCTCGCCCGCCAGCTTGCCGTAGGAACTCTCCACGACCGAGTAGGTGATCGACATGGCGTGGATCGCCTCGGCCATCATGCCCTCGTGCAAGGTGCGACCACGGTC